GGCTGTCGATCGAGGTCGTTCGTCATTGGGACGAAATAAAACAGGCGGGCATCGATCTCGCCGACGCGGTGGGCAAGAGCTTCGAGCGCGTCAAGAAAACGATGTCCGACTTTTGGAGCGGCACGCATGATCCCAACGACATGCCGAAGCCGGGGGAGACCCCGAGCTATCCGAAGCAACCCGACTTCGTGCCCGGGGGCGCCTGGGCGCCGCCCGCGAAGCCGCCCGCCGCGCTGGGAGGCGCCTGGGCACCGCAGCCGAGCGACAACGCCGCCCCTGGAGGCGCCTGGGCGCGTCCGCCTGGAGCGATCCAGAAGCAAAGCGCGAGCGGTGGATACCTGCCCGGAGGTGTGACGCCCGCCGCCTATCATCCCGGTGGCCCCGCCGCCGCTGGCATCGCCGGGGGCAGCGAATTCTGGGACAGCATGGCGCGCGCCGTGACGAAGGGTTTCGAGGATGCTTTCAACCATCTCCGCGAGGTGGGCGACGCCGCTGCCGCGTCCGGTGCCGGGGGTGCCCCTGGAGGCGTGCAACGCGTGTCCTACCCGTCGGGCGGCGGCACCGGAGAACCCGCGCGCGGAGGCGGCTATGCGCCAGCCGGAGGCGTGCAGCCAGCCGGAGGCGTGCAGCCAGCCGGAGGCGTGCAGCCAGCCGGAGGCGTGCAGCCAGCCGGAGGCGTGCAGCCGCCCGGAGGCGTGCAGCCGCCCGTGACCGCGCTTGGTCCCGGCGCGCCCGGATCATACGCGCCAGCCCGCGAGCAAGGCGGTTCGACTGGTGAGCGCAACCGCAACCCGTTGAACCTGACAGCGCTGCCCGGACAAGCCGCCGAGGGCCGCTTCCGTCATTTCGAGTCCTGGGAGGAGGGTGTCGCCGGGGCCGTGCGACAGCTTCAGATCAACACCGAAAAGCACGGCACGACGACGCTCGCGCAACAGATCGCGCGATGGGCGCCGCCCAACGAAAACGACACAAAGGGGTATTTAGGTCGTGTCGCGAAGGAAATGGGCATCGATCCCAACGCGCCGCTGAACACACGCGACCCGGAAACGCTGCGCCGATTGGTTAACGCGATGTCGCACGTCGAGCTTAATCGACAGATACCGCAAGACGCGATCGCGAAGGGTGTCGCGATGGCGACCGGAGGCCAGCCGCCCGTCACCGCCGCCGCGCCCGCCGCGCCGCCCGGAGCCGTGCCGCCCGGAGCCCCACCCGGAGCCCCGCCCGCAGCCCCACCCGGAGCCGTCGCCTACGCCCCGCCCGCAGCCCCACCCGGAGCCGCCGTCGCCTACGCGCCGCCGAAGCCTGTCGGGGTCGATCCGAACGCGCCGGTCCAGTTCCCGCCGCCGCTCGCCGCCGCGCGCCCCGTGACCGTGCCGCCGCCACAGCCGCCGAACGGTGCCGTCGATGTCTCGATCACGCACAAGAACCCGCCGCCGAACAGCGCCGCGACCGCGACCGGAACGGGTTCCGTCAACGTCGCGCCCGTGCGCGTCGAGCATCAGGACATGATGTCCATATGAGCGGCATCCTGGGTCAGATCAGCGGCGCGATCTCAGGGGTGACCAGCGTCGTCAACACGACCGGGTCGCTGGTCAACGATGTCGCCCGCCTGGGGCAGAGCTTCGGCGCCTCGCAATTGTTCGACACGTCGGGCCTCTCCTGGGGCAGCGGCGCGTGGTTCCAGCAATTGCAACCCGGAAGCTGGCGTGGCGTTGGCTTCGTGCTCGACGCCGGAGACACCGCCGCTGGCCGTCGCGTCGCGATCCACGAATACCCCTACCGCGACGACGCCTGGGCGGAGGATTTAGGCAAGCTCCCGCGCCGCTTCGCGATCCAGGCGTTCATCGTCGGCGACGACTGCTACCAACAGCGCGACGCGATGCTCCGCGCCGTCGAGCAATCCGGCGCCGGGACGCTCGTGCATCCGACGCTGGGCAGCGTGCAATGCGTGCTCCTCGAATTCGCGTGCGCCGACCGCCGCGAGCGTGGTCGCGTCGTTGAGCTTCAGTTTTCCTTCATCGTCGCCGGGGACGTGAAATATCCGACGACCGCGACCGCGACCGGGCAAAGCGTGCTCGCCTTCGCCGCGAAGCTCACGGGCGCATCCGCCTCCGATCTCGGGTCGACGCTGAAATCGATTGGCAACGTCGCGAAGGAAGTCACCTCGACCGTGAGCCATTACGCCGGGATCGCGATGGGCGTCGTCGGTGACGCGACCCGGATATTCAACAGCGTGCGCGGGCTGGCGGGCTTCCACGGACGCTACGCGACCGGAAGCCGCTCGACCCTCCAGCCTGTGACCGCGACGATCCAGAGCGTGCTTGGCGCCGCGACGACCGCGCGGACCCTGGTCAACAGCACCGCCTCGCTGGTCACGCGCCTGGGGAGCTTCCTGTGAGCGCGCAATCCGACGCCTTCGCCGCCGCCGCTGTCGATCTCGCGAACGCCGTCGCCGCGTCCGCCAACGATCCCGCCGACGCGATCCGCATGCTCCTGCCCCTCGCCGGGTGGATGCCGCCGCCGCTGTCGATCGGAGGGACCGGCTCGCTCGCCGTCAATGCCCGCGCCGCGATGGACGCGATCGCGTCCAATCTGCGATGCGCCGCTTGCGCCGCCCTGGCGAGCGCTTCGACGCTGTATCAGCCGATCAGCTATCAAGACGCCCAGGCCGTGCGCGCCGCCGTGTGCGGTGCCCTCGACGCCGAGGCGACGCGCGCCGGCGACGCTGGTCGCGACGCCACCTATCAGGCGCTCCGCGATCTGCGCGCCGCCGTCGCCCTCGACCTCGCCGTGCGCGGCGCGAACCTCGCGTGGCTGGTCGAGATCGAGACGCGCCAGCCGATGCCCTCGCTCGCCGAAGCCTGGACGCTGTATCACGACACGCCGCGCGAGCCGGGGATCGTCGCGTCCGCCGATCCGCCGCATCCGCTGTTCATGCCGATCAGCTTTCCGGCCCTCAACCAATGAGCGACGCGAGCGGCGCCACCGCGCACGGCGTCTGGCCGACCGGCCCGCCGCCCGGATCGACCGATGTCCTGTCGCTCACGGTGGGTGGCCAGACCGTCACCGGATGGCAGCGCGTCTCCGTGACGCGCCCGCTCGCCGCGATCCCCGCGAGCTTCAGCATCGAAGCGACGGAGCGCTACCCGAACGCCGCCGACATCGACCTGAAGCCGGGTCTCCCGTGCATCGTCAAAATCGGTTCCGATCTCGTGGTGACCGGATACGTTGACCGATACGCCTCCTCGATCAGCGCCTCGCAGCACACGATCCGCGTCGAGGGCCGCAGCATGTCCAGCGATCTGGTCGATTGCTCCGCGCTGGTCGCGGGCACGAGCGCCGGAAGCGCGCCGACGCAAGGGCTTCAGGTGCTCAACGGATCGACGCTCGACATCGTGCGCAAGCTCGCCGCGCCCTACGGCGTCACCGTCCAGAGCACGGCGGGCGACGGCATCCAGGTGCCGCAATTCAACATCAACCTGGGCGAGACGGTGTGGGAAATCATCGACCGGATCACGCGCTATTCGGAAATGGTCGTTTATGACATGCCGGATGGCTCGATCATGCTCGCGAAAGTCGGCACCGATGCGATGGCGTCGGGCTTCAAGATCGGAGTCAACGTCGAGACCGCCGACGTAATGTTTTCGACCGACCAGCGCTATTCCGAATATGAGGGGCACCTTATCGCGATGATGGCGCTTGGCACCGACGCCGGGACGAATACGCCAGGGGTCGGCGAGATCGTGCGCGACGATGAAATGGCCGCGCTGCGCCGCCCGGACGGAAGCCAGCGCTTCCGCAAGCTCTACATCATCAGCGAGCAATTCGTGATGGGTCAGCCGCTCGCCGGTAAGCGCGCGATCTGGGAAAAGAACCGTCGCTGGGGCCAGAGTTTCAACTTCACCGTGACCGCCGACGCATGGCGTGACGCCTCCGGTAAGCTCTGGTCGCCGAACTATCTCGCCGCGATCGACGCGCCGCAACTGAAGCTCGATCGCCGCGATTGGCTGATCGGCACCGTGACCTATCTGCGCGACGAAGGCGGGCAGCACGCGCGGTTGTCGCTGTGGCCGAAGGAAGCCTTCAGCGTCGAGCCGACCGCGCCGAACGTGCTGACGACGCAAAGCGACGTGAACAACAACAACCCGACGAAGCCGAACGCGCAGCCGACGCCGCCCGCGCCGATACCCGAGCACAAGATGCTGACCCGCGAGGAAGTCGAGACATGACCGCCGCAAGCCGTCTCTATCGCCGGGTGATGATGGCGGTGATGCCGATGAAAATCACCGCCACCGACGACAGCGGCCCGATCCATCGCGCGCAGGTCAAGGGTTTCCCTAATGAAACGATCGACGCGATGCCGGTGCTCCAGATTTACGGTCTCGCCTCGCACGCCATGCCGGGATCCGACGCGATGGCGATCTTCGCCTCCGGTGACCGATCGAACGGAGTAATCATCGCGACCGGTAATCAAAAGTATCGCTTGCGTAGCCTAAAGTCGGGCGAGGTCGCGCTGTATGACGATGGCGGCAACATCGTGAAGCTCGCGAACAACGGCATGATCGAGATCACCTGTCCGCACACGCTGACGATCAACGCCGACAAGGTGATCATCAAGGCGAAAACCTCGATCACGTTGACATCGCCGATAGTCCAAAGCGCCGCCTCGTGAGTCTGCAACGCGTCGCCCGCCTCGGCGATCATTGCGATCACGGCGGGGTCATCATTACTGGATCGGATACGCGCACCGTCGATGGAATCAAATGCGCCCGCGTGACCGATCTCTATTCGTGTCCGATCCCAGGCCACGGGGTTAATCCGATCGTCACCGGATCGGCGATCGCGACCGTTGACGGGCTGAAGGTCGCGCGCGTGACCGACACAACCCAATGCGGCGCGATGATCGTCGAAGGCTCCCCGACATGGTCATCCGAATGACCGGCTGGATCGAGGGGTCGTCAACGCAATGGGACGACGCCGCGACGACCTGGGACGCGGTATGGGACCCGACCGGGCTGGGGCTGAACATTCCGCTGGTGGATGGGCCGCTACCGCCCGCCAATCACGCGGGCGACATCTACATCCTCTGGGACAACCGCAACGCGCAAGGCGACTGGACTCTCGCGACGGGCGATGTCCAGACCGGGCAAGACCTGGAAACGGCCTGTCTCGTGTCGCTGTTCACCGATCGCCTCGCGACGCCCGACTTCGTGCCGACCGATGGATCGAGCGACCGTCGCGGCTGGTGGGCCGACCCTTACAACGACGCCCCGCTTGGCTCGAACCTCTGGCAATTGGAGCGCGCGAAAAAGACCCGCGACACGCTGGGCCTCGCGCGCCGCTACGCGGAGGAAGCGCTGGCGTGGCTGATCGACGACGGGGTCGCGAAGGAAGTCGTGGTGAACACGGGCTGGCTTGGTGCCGCGATCGGATCGACCTTGCTGGGGATCGCGATCGCGATCGTCAAACCGGATGGCAGCGTGACCCGCTTCACTTTCGGATGGGCCTGGATGGGCCTCGCCGCGCTGCCGTCGCCCGTGCACGTTCCCGCGCCGCTCGCTGTTCGTCCGCGCGCGATGGTGAGGTAATCAAATGCCCTTCGCCCGACCGACCCTCACCGCGCTGCGCAACACCGCGATTCAGGACATCACGACCTCCGGGGTTCCTGGCCTCGACGGGCTGTTGCGCAACGCCGTGCTCCGCGTGCTCGCCTGGGTGATGGCCGGTCTGGCGTATAGCGTTTACGGCTACATCGACTGGGTCGCGCGCCAATCCGTGCCCTTCACCGCGACGGATGAGTATCTTCACGCCTGGGCCGCGCTGGTCGGGATCTATCAAAAAGACGCCACGCCCGCGAGCGGCTACGCGCAATTCACCGGAGCGACCGCGCTGGTGTTGCCAGCCGGTGCCGGATGCACGCGCCAGGATGGCACGCCCTACACGACGACGGCGGATGGCACGATCGACGCGACCGGGGTCATGGTCGTGCCGATCACCGCCGCCGTGATGGGTGCCGGAACGAACGCCGACGCCGGAGTCGCGATCGCGATCGACAGCCCGATCCCCGGTATCAATTCCGGGGGCGTGACCGTCACCGCGTTGACCGGTGGCGCCGACCAGGAAACGCAAGACGAATTGCGGACCCGGATGCTGTTCCGATACGCGCAGCCGCCGCAGGGCGGTGCCGCGTCCGATTACATCGACTGGGCGCTCGAAGTGCCAGGATGCTCGCGCGCCTTCGTCGAGCCGCAAGGCTACGGCCCCGGAACCGTCATCGTGTTCCCCATGTTCGACGAAGCGAACAGCGCGCACGGCGGCTTCCCGCAAGGCACCGATGGCGCGGCATCGGAGGAGACGCGCGCGCCGACCGCGAGCGGCGATCAGCTGGCCGTCGCCGATCACATCTGGCCGGTGCAGCCGGTGACCGCGCTTGTGTTCGTCGCCGCGCCCGTGCCGTTCCCCATCGATGTGCACCTCGAATCGCTCGATCCCGCGACAGCCGAGACACAAGCCGCGATCGTCGCTTCGTTGCATGACGCCTTCCTGGTGCTCGGGGATGTCGCCGGCACGATCTATCCCTCGCAGCTTTATCAGGCGATCTCGCAAACCGTGGGCGTCAACCACTTCACCATGCTGCAACCCGCCGAACTGGTGACGGCGGGGCCGGGGCAGCTTCCCGTGATGGGCATCCTGACGGTGACCTGATCGTGCCCGCGCCCGTTTACACCGCCGCCGATTACCTCTGGCAGTTTCAACGCCTGTTGCCGCGTGGCCGCGTCTGGCATCGCGGCTGGGGCACCGTGCAGGCCGAAGCCCTCCTGACTCTCATGCCAACCTGGGCGCGCCTCAGCGCCCGCGCCAATCAACTGTTGGTCGAGACGTTCCCTTGCACGACGACCGAGCTATTGCCGGAATGGGAAGCCTCGCTCGGTCTGCCCGATCCGTGCATCCAGCCGCCGCTCGCGACGCTGCAACAACGCACCGCCGCCGTGTGCGCCAAGTTCGCGGGGCGCGGCGGGCAGTCGATCGATTACTTCATCGAGCTTGCCGCCGAACACGGCTACACGATCGAGATCACGACCTATGCGCCGTTTCGCGTTGACATCAACCGCGCCGACGATCCGCTTTATGACGCCGCCTGGGCGTATGCCTGGACCGTCACCGGATCGACCAGCACCGTCGTTTACTTCCGCGTCGATCTCTCCTCCGTCGAGGAGCCGCTGGCGTCGTGGGGAAACGAGCAATTGGAATGCCTGATCCGCGCCGCCGCGCCCGCGCACACGATCGTCATGTTCGAGTATCGCGACGCAACAACCCTTGAAAGCGACGACGCGTCGTCGCCCGTGGAGAATTGAGATGGTTCACCGGATCGACGACCCGACCGCCGCGCCGACGCTGCCCGCGCCGCGCCCGCAGGGCACGCCCGGATACTTCACCGGAGGATCGCCCGGATCGGGCGGCTTCCTCGCGACGATCGTCCGCTATGAATTCATGAACATGCTGCAAGAGGAGCTTGCGAACGTCATCGAAGCCGCCGCGCTGATCCTCGACAAGACCGACAACACACAACTTTTGCAAGCACTGCAAAAGATGAGTCGCCTGAAGCTGTTTCAGGATACGACGCTGTATGTCTCGCCGACCGGCTTCGACTCGAACAGTGGGTTGACCCCCGCGACGCCGCTCGCGACCGGTCAGGCCGCATGGAATCAGGCGGTGACGCTCGACCTCAACGGGCACAACCTGACGATTCAATTCGCGGATGGCACATACACCACCCCGATCCGTTGCTCCGGCACGGTCCTGGGGCTGGTATCGCAGGATGGCGTGGTGATCCAGGGCAACATCGCGTCGCCTGATCTTGTCGTGTTCGACGTGACGAACGGGCCATGCGTCGAGACGACGAACGGCGCGAATGTCTACGTAAAAGGGGTCACGCTGAAAGCGTCTGGCGTTGGAGGAGATTATACCAGCGCGGGCATCGGACTGACGGTCAACAGCGGCTCGATCAAGTTCGGTCATGTAATCTTTGGCGCGTGCCAGACCGGGCATATGGCATGCTTGCTGGGTCAGGTGTCGTCGGAGGGGAACCCCTACACGATCAACGCCCCCTCGCTCACGCACATGAGCGTGGGCGAGGCCGGATATATGACGATCACACGGTCCGCCGTCTCGATCGTCGGCAATCCGCACTTTTCGCAGATGTTCATTCAGGCGGCTGGCGCCTCGACCGTTTACGCCGGGGGCTGCGCTTTCGCCGGGGCCGCGACCGGTTACCGCTATGGCGTGTCCCTGAACGCGATCATCGTCACGAACACCGGAGACGAAAACTATCTCCCCGGCGATCTGGTCGGGGTCAAATCGACCGGCGGGCAATACATATGACGCCGACCGCGCGCGCCGCTCCCGCCTGATGCCCGAGCGCGCGATGGGCCTCCTCGATCGCGTGCTGAAGTTCGTCGATCGACCCTGGAAAGCCGTCGCCGTCGTCGTGACGATCATCGTTCTGGGTGTCGGCTGGGTGCTCTACGAAAAGCGCGCCGAGGTGCTCGAAGCATGGCTGACGCCTGACGCGCCCGAACTTAAAAAGGCGCTAATTCCCGAAGCGCTCGAAAAGCTGTCGTCGGAGACGACCGCCGATCTCGTGCAAGTGTGGGCCGTCGATCTCGCGAGCAATTCGCAGTGGTTCCTCGGTGCCCGCGCGCACAGTGGCGACCGCCCCGTGATCCCCTCGCCACGCCGATTGCCGATCATCGTCACCGCCTCCGACGTGGGGACGCTTGTCGCCGTCCTGGAGGGAAGCCCGACGTGTCTCGACCTCCGCGACACCGGATCACCGCTCGCGCGTCGCCTTGCCGAACGAGGGATGCGCCGGGGATGCGCCATCCCGATCCCGCCGACGCGCGAGTCCTTCGTGGGCGTGATCTATCTCGCATGGGCGATCGCGCCCGACGCCAGCCAGGAAAACGTGGCGGTGGGCGCCGCCCGCGAGATCGCCGCCAAGCTCGCGACGCGCTAAGCGCGCCCGCCTGGAGCCGCCTGGAGCCGCAAAGCAAAAGGGGTGCCCGAATGGACACCCCTCGCTGTCGCCGCCCCGTGGGATCTTCCAGGGAGCGTCAGGCACCGACGAAGCGGACGAACGTCACGAGCGGGACAAGCTGCGCGAGCATGATCCGGGGGTCCGCCGTCGTGTATCCGCCCGGATGACGCTTCGCCGCGCCTCCCTGAAGCTCCCGCCCGACGACGATCCCATTCCCCGCGAGCGGCTGATCGTCGAGACGGAGCGCGAAGCGGAAGCCGACCGTCGGCGACTTCAACAACCCTTCGTCGTCAACATAGAGCACGTCGCCGGAGGGCCACGCGTGCGCCATGTCGATGTATCCGCCGAGCAGCTTGCGCATGTCCGCCAGCATGTCCGAACCGTGCGCGACCTCGACCGCGCTGATCGTCCGCTTCGTCGCGTCGATGAAGTATGCGCGGGGCATCAGACCGCCCCCCTCAAGTCCCGTTCGATGCCGTCCGCGACCATGCGCAACAGCGCGGGCAGACGCGTCGAGATATCCTCGCCGACCGCCTGCACGCTGAACCCGCTACCGTGCGCGCCGTTGAGCACGATCAGGATGACGGCCTGTGCTCCCGCCGCCTCGCGCGCGACCGTGGCGATCTCGTCATACTTTCCGGGTCCCATCGCCATCATTCGCCCTCCGCGTTGAACACAAGCCCCGCGTCGAGGAGCATCCGCAGCAACGGCGCCGCCGTCGCGAGTGGCATCGACACGTCGAGCCGGATGCGCGCCTCGCCCGACGCGGAGACCGTAAACGACAGCACGTCGCCGACCCTCGCCGTGCTGATCTTCGCTGGGAACGCCTCGACCAGCGCGACCGCTCGCGCCGGAGGAGGAGCGCCCGGAACGCGCGCGACAAGCTCGTGCTCCGGGATGCCGGTGGTGCGCGAGATCAGCGCACGATTTTGTTCGCTGATGCCGCCCGTGCCGCGAAGCCATTTGAACACGCCCGCGTCGCCGCGATCCTTCCCTATCGCTTCGTTGAATTCAGGTATCCCCCATCCGCGTTGCTTCATCGCCGCGCGCAACGCCACCGCGATGTGTCCGTATCGCGCGATCTGATCGCGCGTCGCCGCCTTGGCCTTGGGCATCACGCCGCCCTCCCCTTGCCGGAGACGACGCGCAATCGAGCGCGCGCGATCGCCGGGGCCTCGCGCTTCTCGACCAGCGCATACCACGCATCGCGATATGCGACGGTCTGGGTCTTGAAGCCCTGTCGGAACGCGCCGCCTCCGCGCGCGCTCCAACACCATCCCGTCAAAAGCCGAAGCTCGCCGTCGCGACGGTGTTCGTTCCACGCCTTCGTTTCCGCGACGGCGACGTAATAAATCCGCGCGACGCGATCCACATCCGCGATGATGTTCGCAGGGAGCCACATTATGCCGCCCTCCTCATCTCGACGACATTGCTCGCGTCCGCCTCGACCATCCCGACCAGCGCGAACGCGGACGGAAGCCCGTCGAGAAGCTGATCCGCCCATGTCGTCGCGAGCGCGCGCCGCTGCGCGACGAATGTCGCTTTATTGTATCGCCCCTCGACCTCGCCGAACGCCTTGTGCGCGAGCATGACATCGATCACGCGCCCCGCGCCGGGGTCCGCGTCATTCATCAGCGTCGAGAACGTGCCGCGCCAGCCGTGCACGACATGCCGCCCCGCCAGCCCGACGCCCGGAAGCACGCGCTCCATCACGTCGTTGATCGCGCACCGCGACAGCTTCCCGCGCATCCCCTGACCCGGAAACACGAAGTCGGAGGAGACGCCCGCCGCGTCCTGGAGCGCGCGCGCCGCCCGGAACACGTCCGCCGCCTGGGGCGCGAGGGGGATGACGTGATCCCGCTTCGCGCCGCGCCGCCCCTTCATCCGCTCGCCGGGGATCTTCCAGGTCATACCGTCCGCATCCTCGGCGATCTCGCTCCATCGCGCCTCGACGCCCTCCAGCTTGCGGACAGCCGTCAACGCGATCAGCCGATGCGCGAGCTTCAGGAACGGACCCGCCCGCGTCGCCTCGATCGCCCGGAGCACCGTGCGCGCCTCCTCGATCGTCCCGACGCGCGCCTGGGAAACGTCGTCGCCCGGACCCCGCTTCGGCAAATCCTCCGCGATCTTGCGCACCGGATTGACCCCGCCTGGGATCAGATCGCGCCGCGCCGCGTAGTCGAACAGCAATTGCAACGCCTGTCGCACATGCACCGCCTGTGCCCGGAAGCGCGCCGACAGGCCGAGGATCAGCGCCTCGATCTCGTGCACCGTGACCCGCCCGATCGGACGATCCCCGATCACCGGATAAACGTGATTGGCGAGCCGCAATTCCGTCCCGTGCAAGTGGCCGGCGGACCATCTCCGTGCCACCTGGGCCGACGCGATCCACGCCGCCCCGATCACACGCACCGTCGCCGCGTCGCCGTCACGCCGCGCCGTGCGCGCCTCCTGCCGATCGTGCGCCGGATCGCCGCCTTCGCGGATCGTGCGCCGCAATTCGTCGCGCTTGCCCTTCGCCTCGACGATCCCGAGATCGGGCCACCGCCCGACGATCGTCGCCTGATGCTTGCCCGCGACGTGGTAGTGCACCTGCCACGACTTCGCGCCGCCCGCGCCGACCAGCAAGTAAAGCCCGCCGCCGAAGCGGAGCTTCGCCCCCGCCTTCGCCGCCTTTATGTCCGCGCCCGTCGCGAGCTTGCCCGCTTGCCCCGCCGCGCCCTGAGTGGTAGTCGTCATGTTAAGAGTCCTTTTCACGTTGGAATGCAGAACGGGCGCTTCCCGCCAGAGGAGCGCCCGTTGCCTTGTGTGGTCAGTGGTTGCCCGGACGGGCCAGACACGCCTCGATCCCTTTGAGGTTGTGGCGCATCCAGATGATCTGCAGGTTGACGCCCGCCGCCTTCGCCTCCGCCGTCGCCCGTGTAATGTCCGCGTTAGACTGCGGGACGATCGGGGGCAGTCCGCAGTCCGCGAACATGCGCGCATCCTGTTGCGCGATCAGCGGCGGGACGCCCGTCTCCACTGACGCCCGAACCTCCTCGATCGTGATGGGTTTCAATTGCGCCTGGGCCGTCGCGATCGAGCCGACCGCCAGGATCGCCGCGAGGAGCGTCGCGCGCATCAAAGCGACTCCCCGCCGACGCACCCGCACTCGATCGCGTCCGCCTGTTCGTGCATCTGCGCCGCTGTCGGGATGTCCTCGCCGGGTTCGAGGAATTCGTCGCCCGCGATGTGCTCGCGTTCAAGCTCGACCGCGAGGTAGCGGAAATATCCGACATCGCCCGCGAGATCGTTCGCCGCGTAATGCCATGCCGCCTCGCAGCACGCCCGGAGATGTTCCCGCTCCGCGTCGGTGTAGGTAAACGTCGTCATGTTGGAGTCCCTTTCATGCGGAAATCATGCGGTCCAGGATGTCATACCCTGTCGTGGCATTGCATTCCGTGCAAGGGGAGGTGGACGCCAATGGTTGAAAACACAAGAAAAAGTCGCACCCTGTCGCACACCGTCGCGACGCCCCGCGTTGTGGTCAACAACGCCGGATGACGCTGGAAATGGCTGCTACAGAAGGGTTTCCGTCGAAGCATGCGATCGACCATGCGAGAAAACATGCGAACGCGCATGGGTGGTGCGTCCGCCTTGCATGGATTGCAACCGATCAGGTGGACGGATCGCCCGACGCCAGCCAGCGCCGCAACCTCACATCGCGACCGCAATCCTCCGCGCACATTCCGCAATAGACCTCGGCGTCGGTTGCCAACCGACCCGCCTCCTCATGGTCGAACTGGCATTCAGGGCACTCGAAGCGCCATCGGCGCGCGCCTGTCATGCCCATGTCTCCTCGATCTCGGGTGGGTCGTTCGCGTCTCGCGCCAGCTTCACCAAACCCGGAGGCAGCAACCCGCGCAATTCGTGCAACGTGTCATGGGTCACGACGAACCGCGTCGGTCGCAATTCCGGCAGGACAACGTGCATCCGCGCGACCCATGCGCCGGGGTATTCGCGCGTGATCGGGCGGTAAACGACCCACACGGGCAGGCGCGCCCGCAAGCGCCAATGGAGCCGCGCGAAGTATCCGGGGCCGGAGACGCGGACGGCCTCGCTCATCGTCCGCCCTCGATCGTTGCGATGGTGAATGTCTCCGAAGCCAGCACATAGCGCGCGCCGCGATTGCGCACGTTATGGACCGCGCACGCCGCGCACATCGCGTATGGATCGGGATCGCGATTTTTCACGACGTATTCGGCCGGCTGACCGCATGCGATATAGAACTGGTGCGAAAGCGGGCTGGCTTCCTGGCAACGCGCGCCGTGTGGTGGCTTCGCGGGTGTGCTCTCGCTCATGCCCTTCCCCTTCGCTCGCGAACCTCGACCGTCGGCGCCAAGCGCGCGACCTCCTCGATCGCCAGCGGCTTGCGCCATTGCATCGTGACCCGGACATGGTTCGCCAGAAAGTCGTCGGCCTCGATCAGCCGCTCCGTCGTGCCGCACATGGACATGATCCGATCGCGGATCATCTCGACCTTCCGCACCGTCATCCGGCTCCAACGGAGCACGGGCACTGGCCCCGTCCGCTCCTGATGGCACAACGACAAATGCCACAGGGGACGCCCGCCAGCGTAGACGGCTCACTCCTCGCCGATGTTCACAGTCAGGCACGCCGACACCGTGTCGCCCGCCCGCCAATAGTGGCCGACGACGATCTGTCGCTCCGGGTCGAACACCGGATGCGACAACGCGAATTCGATCTGTGATCTCATGCTTTCTTCCTCATGGCATCAGCCCTTGCTGGCGCACGTAGGCGAGCGCGGCGCGGTAAAGGGCATCCATCCGACCGCCGCCGCCGTCGCCGCGCCTGATCACGCCGACCGATCGAAGGAACGCAAGGGCGGCGACCTTTTGCGCACTCTGAAGGCGCCCGCGCGCGCGCCATGCTTCGCCGTGCTTGGCATAGTTTCGTTTCCAGTATTCGCGCCGCTTCTCTGGGGAGATGCTTTGCCACCATTGCCGCATCTGTTCCTTGCGCTTCGCGTGCCATTCTGGGGGCATCGTCACCAATCGCCGATGCTGCGCCGCGACGCGCTTCGCCGCCCGTTCCTTGGGTGTGGGTGTCGCTCGCTCCGGTGTCCCGAGACTGCGCCGCTTTCGCTTTGCCCATTGCCGTTGGTATTCGCGCCAATAGGCGGCGTGATCCTCGGGCGACATGGGTTGTGGTCGTTCCTTCATTCCAAGTTCGCGCCGCTTGCGTGCCGCCCGTTCGCGAGCCTCGACCCGAAGCCGCTCCTGGTTTTGCCCGCGATGCTTTGCCGCCGACGCCTTTACCCGGTCGGGATGGCGTTCGGCATAGCGCCGCGATACCTCGCGACGCTTCGCAAGCCGTTCCTCCTCCGTCACGGCACGATCAGCTTGTGATGCCGCGCGAGCGCCTGCAATTGAAGTTCGGTGAAGTGGTTGCGCACCTTCGCGCGCGGAGGGATCTGATCCGAGATCACATGAAAGAACACGCCCAACCGCTCCGACAGCCCGCGACAATCCGCGCCCGTGAGATCGCCCAACGCGCGCCCGTCGAGCATCTCCCATTCGAGCAAGCGCCGGGTCACGATCTCCTCGACCCGCTCCGCGTCGCGCGCCGCGATCTCCTCGACCCGCGCCGCCCGTTCCGCCGCGCGCTCCTCCGCTGTTTTCCGCTGGCCGCGTGGCTCGACGATGTTCGCGCCGATCCATTCCCGGAGCGGCAGGATCACAAGCGCCTCGATCGCGTCGTCGTCGCCGTCCTGGATGATCGGACGAACGTGCTCGACATACAGTCTGGTCAGCGCCGCGCGATCCGCCTTCGGGTTGTCGATCCGCAGCCGCTTTAGCAAGTCGCGCGCTTCGTCGCGCTGCCGCGTCCGCCGACCTGTTGTCGTCTCGGTGTGTGTGTGCTCGCTCATGCTTTTTTCCTCTTGCCCTTGTTGTGAATCTTCCATCGCCGCCGCGCCTCCTGGGCACGGCTACGCGGGCCGGGGCCGTCGATCGCTGTCGTCGTGCCCCGATCTCGCACAAGCCAGCCGTGGGCCTCCTCGCAGCGCTCGCACCACGCCCGGTCGGGCTTGCCCGTCGCGACCTCGCCCGGAGCGACCGCCATCGACTTGCGTCCGCAGTCGGAGCACCGGGGCAGGGTCATCCCGCGATGCACCACAGCACGACCGCCCATAGCGCCGCGCTGATCGTCACCGCCTGGAGGAGCACGCGCGCCCGCAGCACCGGACGCATCAATGCGCGCCGTGTGGGCCGGGGGCTTCCTTCAGGATCGACAGCATCAACCGCCCGAAGCACTCCAGGTCGCCCGCCTTCGGCCCGTGGGTCTGGTTGATCATCTGATCCGCGAACCATCGCGCCTCCGGCAGCGACAGCGCCGCCGCCGTATCGCCGATCCGCATCACGAGATGATGCGCGCCGCGCGTCGGATCGGTCGGCGTCGCGATCAGCGCTTCGAGCGCGAACACGTCGCCCGCTTCGAGCACCGCGCGCATCAACGCCAGCATCCCGACATGGCCGTGCAACGCATCAATTCGCATCGCCCCTGGCCTCCTCCGTCAACGGGTAGATCATGTCCGCGACCAGCCGCGCGCCGCGAAAGCCTCGATCGTCGCGCGTGAACAATTCATCGCAGCATGGGCACCGATCGATCGCCGGTCGCCCCTCGGCGGGCAGGATCAGCCAACCGTCGATCCCCGCGACGATCGACAAGCCGTCGCGCCGCTTATCTTCGGTCGTCCATTGCTCCTCGCTCATGTTCGCGTTCCTCCTCCAGACGTTTCAAAACCGCGTCCATCACGTCGATCCGCCGATCCGCCCGCCGCCGGTTCATCCGCCCCTCGCGACACGCGATCCCGAACGCGAAGCGTCGCGACTGACACTCGCGACGGACCTCCTCGACCATGTCATCGAGCGAGACGGGATACAGATCAGACATCGCGCCGCCTCCGCTTGCCCGCCGCCTGGGCCTCGCGCAGCCGCGCCACGTAGGCGTTGTAATCACTCGCCCGCCAGCGTGGGGTGTTGTGTCCGATCATCAGCGGCTTCGCGAATTCGCCCGCGTGCACGAGCCGTTGAAAGGTCCGCCGATCGACGCGCAGCAACCCCGCGATCGTGTCGCCGTCCATCAGCAACGGGACCGTCGCCGTCGTGCTCCCCGCGTCCGCCTCGATCTCGACCGGAGCCGTCCGCGCCACCATCACGCAACCGCCGACGCCGCGCCTCGAAGGTGCGGCATCATCGGGGGTTCGTCCGCCGTTTCCCTCGGATGATCCTCGACCTGGGCGATCACCGGCATGGCGTCGAGACGGCTCAACCAATACTCCGCGACGAAGCGCCGCCGATCCTGGTGCAACGTCGCGAGGAGATCGAACCCCCGCGAGATCACCAGCAATTCATGATCGTGGGTCAGCTTGCCGCGCGTTGGTGATTTGCTCATGTTCCCTTGTTCCCTTTCAGAATTGCTCGCCGCGTCGCGATCGCTTCGTTCAACCGATCTTCGTCGGGTGGAAAGTCGATCGCCGCGCGCGCCTTCGCCCGCCATTCCGCGCTGGTCGCCAGCCCGTCGAGCGCGATCAGGTCCATCGCCTCGACCTCCGCGAGCAATTCGAGGATCGGATCGTCGGGCCATCCCTCGATGCCTGGAGGATTGCCGCCGTCCGGGTCGCCGCCGCTGTCGAAGCCTGGAGGAGCGGGCCAATCGGGTGGGGGCGGTTGCTTCGCGACCTTGCGCACGCGCTCGTGCGCCGTGCTGATCATCCTGGTGATCTGATCGCGGATCAGCGTCGGCGCCGTGTCTAGCGAAGCGCGCACGCGTGGGTGCCACTCGATCGAGACGACACGCTCCTCCGTCGTCGCCGCCATGAGGAGCGCCGACAGGTTCCGAAGCCAGATGGTGCCGTTGCCTTCCATGAGCGGAGCGAAGCCGGTCAGCGCCTCGCCAGAGGGCGGCGACGGTGGCGGTTGCTCGACGACCTTGCGATCGCGCTCCGTCATGCCAGGATCACCCTGGTCGATCACGCCCTCGATCGTCACGCCGCCCGTGTCGGTTTCCTGATCCTCCATCTCCTCGGCGGTGTAGCCCAAGCCCTCCTCGGGGAACGTCGCGCGCAGCGTCGCCGCCTTCGTGCACTTGTGCAGCATTTGCCTGGGCGCCTTCGACCATCGGTCGTTGGGAACCTCCGTGCGGAAGCCCGCGCGCGCATAGCATTCCTCGAAGAAAAGCTGTTCGGTGAACCGTCGTGGCTCGCCGCCGACGATCCGGTAAACCGTGACCGCGCACCATGCCGGATACGTCAACGCGACCTCGACGGTGCGCGTCGTGCCGTCGTCGTTGTCGAACGTGCCACGGAACACGCGCTCGACATCCGGCCCCCATTGCGGAAGGTCCATCCCGGCCCATGCCTGGGTGCGCGAAGCCGTGATCTCGACTTCGTTTATCCCTTGCATGACGACCTGAACCTTGCGCCTCAACTTCGAGTTATACATCGGAACGATGTGGCAAGGCTTCTTGAACGGGTCCAGGCGCCGCACCGCGCAATACTCGACGACCGCCATCACGATCTCCGGCGTCTCGGCGGACGGGTAGAGGTCGCACAAGACCCGCCAGCTTGCATCGGTGCCGTTGAAGTTGGCGGGCTTCACGCTACGGGGCGCGATCGTCATCGCCTGTCGATCGTCGCGTCGAGCTTGCTGCGCCATCGTCAGAGCTTCCTGATCCGCAACACCTGTCCCGCATTGGACATGACCGCGCCGGGGACAACGACGCCTTGCTCCAGATCGTCGATCAACGGGGTCCGCATCAACGTCCGCTCGGTCTTGAAGTATTCATCGGGCACAAGCTGTTCGTCGGTGAGCACGAGCGACGGGCGCCCCGCCGCGATGCTCGCCGCGCCCCATTTGGCGCGCCGCGACTTCGTTTCGGTCGCGTTCATTAAAGCCTCGATCACCTTGCGCACCGTCTCCGCGCGCGCCCGATACCTGTCGCGCCGCTCGGCCATCTCGCGCCGCAGATCGTTCGCCTCGACCTCGCGCCGCTCGATCCACACGAGCGCGTCGATCGAGCGATCGAGTAGGACATCCGGGTGCGGCATCTCCGCGTCCGCCAGCGCCCTCCGGATCACCTCCTCATCCTCTGTGATCGACGGGTCGAGGGCATACATCTCGCGCAATTGCTGCCACGCTGAAACGACGCGCTCCAGCTGGCCAGCCGAGGGAACCCGTGGTGCAATGTTGCTGTCCGACATCCGCCGCCTCGCTCCTCTGAAACCGGAGCAGGGAGGTTAGGCCGAACCTTGCATGACATGCAAGCGGGGGGATGCCCGAAGTCGAAAATCCCGCGCGAACATTCGCGTTGCGCTTGCGTTTTCCTGACGGGTTGCGCGGGGTGATTGTGCTGTTCTAGGTTCTACGCTTGCGTTTCGCTGGCCCCCTCAGACGGGACACCGGAGGCGCCGAAAAATCATCAACGCCGCTTTCGGGAGGACCAGATGCTTTTTTCGACGATCGTTTCGTATTTGATATATCGCCCCGAATTGCTCGCGCTCGCGACCTGTCAGGTCCGGGTTCCTCATCAGCGAGTGCTCGACTGGCTAGCGAAAAAAGTTCGCTTTGACGTTGCCAGTAACCCGCCGCGTCCAATAATTCCGGGTTCCCCGCCTTCAGCGCCGCATACAGCCATTGCTCCAGATGTTCCGATAAAACGCCCTCGATCAGGTAATTCGGATCGACCTGGAAAAGCAGGGAGATTCTAAGCAGATCGACGAACTTGGGCAGATGATCTCCCTTCTCCCATCGCCCATACATCGCCGGACTCACCCATAAGCGCTTGGCCCATCGGGCCTTGCTGTGATGCTTCGCGCCGAATTTGTCGCCATATGCCTTGCGCAGCAAGCGCAAGCGCTCGCCGAAGCCCTTCATCAACAGCTTATCGCCGCTCGCCTGTCGCTCTGGCACTGCATAAACCTCAAAGCAATGGACGAATGAAATCGCCCCGCGCGTTCGGCGCGAGGACGATAGCGCACCCTGCGACCAATTCCGACCGCGCGCAATGGTTCCCGCGCCCGCCGCCACGCAACCGCGCGCCGCTTCGTGGGCTTGCACGCCGTGCAAGTCCGGGCTTATGGTCGGGTATGCGACACGACCGGATCATCGAATTGTTTGGCGGTAATGTCGCTCTCGGCGAGCTTGTTGGGCGCAGCGACAGCGCCGTGTCGCGTTGGCGCGTCAATGGCATCCCGCCGAATTACTGGCCGTTGGTCGCCATGCTGTCGCGCAAACACGCGACGAAAGAAGTCACGATCGAAAGCCTCGCCGCTGGTCCGCCGGTCAAGGGAGCTTTCCCCTACCGCGCCAAGACGACGAAGGGTCGATCCGCCGCTCCGGTGGCCTAGATTGTGGGGCGCGCACCTTTCCGCCTGACCGCGCCCGTTCCCGTCGAGGATGATCTACACGCCGCCGTCGCCGACGCGCTCAATCTCCTCCTCCTCCCGCCCGCCGAATGGACCACCTTCGCGGCTGGGCACATGCCCTTGCCCGCGCGCTACGCCGCCAAGCTCGCCCGCCTGGGGCTGAAGCGAAACTGGCCCGACATCCTGGTGTTGTGCGGACCCCTGCACGGCATCGAACTGAAGCGCCCCGGCGAGGGGTTGAGCCGCGCCCGATGGGTGCCGACCCGTCGAGGGGGCCGACGCTTCGTCGAGGGTCAGCGTGAGGTGTTCCCACGCCTGGAGGGGGCTGGGATGAAGCTCGCGACCTGTCACAGCGTCGTCGCCGTGCTCGACCAGCTTACCGCGTGGAAAATTCCCTTGCGTGGAAGGATCACCGCATGAGTGCGACCGCGCTTGTCCGATACGATGCGATGTGCACCGCGATCGCCGCCGCGTATGCCGTCGATGAAGTCAAAGACATCCGCGACAAGGCACAGGCGATCGAGGTCTATGCGCGGCAGGCCAAGAACGTCGAAGCGGAACGTCAGGCGTGCGAGATCAGACTACGCGCCGAACGCAAATGCGGTGAATTGTTGCGAGATCGCGATAAAGCGAAGCCTCGCGGCAGTAATCAGCATGAGGATGTGTCGCGCGATCCGACACATCCTCAACCGCTCGCCGATCTCGGGATCAGCCGCGATCAATCCTCGCAATGGCAGAAGCTCGCCGCCGTTCCGCCTGATCTGTTCGAGCAAGAATTGCAACGCGAGCGACCGACGACGAACGGCATCATCGCCGCGCACGCACCGCCGGAACCAAAAGACAAGGTGGGGACCGGAGCGCTGTGGCTCTGGGGCCGACTGCGCGACTTCGAGCGCGATGGTTTGCTCGACCTCGACCCGAACGAAGTGGTCGAGGGGATGCTGGGCCACATGCAAGCAACGACGAAAGAACTGGCGCCGCGCGTCGCGGCATGGTTGGGGAGAATGCGGACATGACAGCCGAGGAACAACTATACGCCGCCGTGCAAAAGGTGATCGACGACTATCACGCTGTTGGTGAGGTTAGCCCGTCCTGGATCGCGACTCAGGTGATGCAAGCGATCGAATTCCCTCGATCGTTGCACGCGCTTGGCTATGTCGGATGCCACCTGGAGATCAGGCAGATCGCGCGCCAAAAATTGCGCCGCGCGCATGACCCCAAGGCCAAGGTGCAAGCGAGCATCGACGGGGAGGATGATCTGTTCCCGGAGACATTACAGGAACGCTACCCGCGCCAGCCGCGATCGTCTGAGGAGCCGATATATGCGCTCCGCGAACTGCTAACGCGCGCCGATGTTCAATACAACGTCGAACGGATGCGCCGAGGCGGTCGGGCGTTGCTGAAACACGCCGACGCATTGGAAGCCTGGGACGCGGAACGCCGGGTCGGTGCCACGGCCTGACGACCTCCAGGGGGTGCCGGATCCGGTGAGCAATTTCGACCATTGGATGCGCTTCAACGTCGGCGACTATCTCGCCGACACCATGCACCTGAGCACGTTTCAGCATGGACTCTATGTGCTTTTGATCATGCACTATTTCAAACGCGGCGGCTTACCGGAGGAGGAGGCCGCGCTTCGCCTGATCACCAAATGCCCCGCCCGACAATGGCGCTCGCAATCGCCTCCCGTGATGTCGCTTTTCCGTCGCCAAATGGGAACATGGCGGCACCCCCGAATTGACGACACCATAGCGCAGGCAAAAGCGGTTTCTGAAGCGCGAGCGAAGGCAGGAAAGTCGGGCGCTTCGGCGAGATGGGGAATGGCAAATGCCAGCCACGCTGATGGCAATTGCCATTCGGGACTCGCGCGGGCGCGCGCGACAGAGCCAGAGACAGATTCAGAAGGTCCCCCCGTAGCCCCGCAAGCGGGGCGTCGCGCGGACGGATCGAATCCTCGTGCGCAAGGAACCAATCCACGGGCGACCGGAGACGACCCGAGGTCGAACGGGACGAACCCGCGCGCCACCGGCAGCAACCCGCGCCGCCGCGAAAGCCGGAACGCGATGATCGACATCATCCGCGAGGAGATGGAGGAGGAGGCCGAACGCCATGACGAAAGCGACGCACGTCAACGTGGTGCGGAAGTGGTGCCAATCGCTCGCCGTTTTATCAGCGGTCTCGATGACCCGTGAGGAGGCGTCGCTGAAGCTCGCGGCCTTCGTGCCGATGCTCCTCGACCGCTTCCCGGATGCCGCCTTCACGACCGCCAGCCTGGAGCACGTCGCCCGTCGCGCGGTGAAGGGGTTCCCGACCTATGGCGAACTGGCCGAATGGCTGGGCGAGCATTGGAAGCAAACCCGCCCGCCGTTCCCCGCGATCGCGCCGCCGCCCGCGCCACCGCCGCGCGATCCGCCGACGCCGGAGGAGATCGAGCACGTCCGCGCTTGCGTCGCGGAGATGACCGCCGCGCTTCGTGTCTCCGCGATCGACAAAGACACGGTGGGCCGACCGCTTCCGACCGGGCCGATCGAGCCGCGTCCGCGATACCTCACGCCCGAACAGCTTGACCGGATCAACCCGCTACCCAACGGCCACAAGCGCGCCGCGCAACCGGAGCCGCCGACATGAGCGCCGAAGGCGACGACGGGTTGCCCTGGGGATACGTGCACCCCGTCGAGGGCTGGCTTCAGCTTCCGAAGGGGCCGGGGCTGATCCACATGGGACCGCCTCCGTTCGACGTGACATTGCCGGATGGCCGCACGCGCCGCGTCGTGCACAAACCTGGAGGATCAGCCGATGCCGCCACGCATGAAGCCGTTGCTGTTCTACTCGACCCGGATGGGACGCCCGCCGTTGGCGCTTCCGACGCCCCCTAGCGCGTGGCGCGGACCCGGAGCCGCGCACCGTCCGCCCCCGCCGCCGAAGCCCGCGATCGTCCGCAAGCCGTGCGGGCTGTGCAATCGCGTCCGCTCGTGGGTTGGCCTGGGGCCGCGACGGTGACCGCCCGCGCGGACGAGATCGACGACACGTTGCACGAGATCGAGCGCGAGCTTCACCGTCGCCTCGACCTGGAGGAGCGGATCGTGATCGGGTTCGCCCTCGATCGCTTCGCCGATCGCGTGGCGGACGACACGTTGCACGAGATCGGGCGCGAGCTTCACCGTCGCCTCGACCTGGAGGAGCGGATCGCGATCAGGTTCGCCCCCGATCGCTTCGCCGATCGCGTGGCGTGGGATGAACGCGACAACCACGACGACGACCTGGGATGACGAACTTCGCGACGACCGCGCGCGTCCGCCTCACGCCCGAACAGCGCGCCGCGCAACCGGACCTCGCCGACGCGATCGGATGGGTGCGCGAGACCCATCAAGACGCGGTCGCTGTCGTGTGGCCGCGCCTCCGCTCGTGGCACAAGGCGGATCACCTGGAGCTTGTCGAACCATGACCAGCAACGCGCCGACCGCCGACCTGGGGCAGCACTTCGAGGCGATCGATCCGCCGCGCGTCGATGCCGTGAGCTTCCGCCAGGGCTGGAGGGTGCGGACACGCCTCGACGCGCTCCTCGCCTCGCACCGGATCACGTCGGGCCATTGGCAAGCCGCCGTCGAGTATCGCGACGCCTGGGGCCGCGTGCTGCAGGCCGGAGGCGGATCGCCCGGAGCCTGTCGGTTCAGCGGAGGGACCGACCCGCATCATCGCGTCCTGGGCCTCCTCGCGACCGTCACACGCCTCCGCGTCGTGCACACCACGATCGGCGCCGACTTCGCGACGCTTTGCTTCGCGTGCGCCGTCGAGGATCGATCCTGGGCCTCGATCGCCGCCGCCCGTCGCCGCAACCCGGAGACGGAGCGCGACCGCGCCGTGCGAGCGCTGCGCGCGCTGGCCTTCGCGTGGGCAGGGACGCGCCTGGGCGATCTCGACGTGTCGTCGCCCCCGCGAGAGGCTCCGCGCCGTGTGCGGGCTTCCTGGGGCCGGGAATCCGTGTGGGGCGAATCGTGAACGCGCCGAGTCGAGTCGACAACCTGGAGGACCATGATGGAGCCGGAAGCGATCCCAGAGGAGGTCAAACGCATATTCATGCGGCTGTGCGACCTCAACGCCACCGTCGAGGATATGCTGAAGCTGTGCGCCTTCCTGATAGGCAAGGTGCTCGCGACCTATGCCGCCGACCCGGAGACGGCGCGGACATGGCTGGAGATGCACAACGGCATCGCGATGCAAGCTCGCGAGCTTCTGGCCGACAGCTATCGCCGCGAGGGACATCCGCTCGACGCTCGACGCCCGAACTAATCGCGCGCACGCTCCAATCGTCACTTTCCTGGAGTCATGGCGGGACCGGCCCATGGCCCTTCCAGGGAGCGCGACGGCGGCGATTTAAGTGCCCGCACACTCATGAGTCGGGATGGTGGACGGTGGCGGGAACGCGCTCCAGGTGCGGCTAAAGGGTGCATCGATTGCGTAACAATTGTGGCGATGTGACGAAGGCAGTCCTAAAATTATGTGACCATGGTCCTGCCATAGAACCCCGTTTCCTATCGCCCCGCGTGCCCTATATGCTCAAACCCGCCACAATCCGCCGGTTTCCCGGTCGCGCCGCGCGCTGATGATCCGTCCGAATTCGCCAATCTCGCCCCTCGATTTACCAATCTTGACTCTTGACAACGCGATTGACCGCTTTCCGCGATCGGTGGTAGCGATTCCCTTATCGTCGCGATGGTTGCGCCTCGCCCCTCGCTTCGATCGTCAAACATGCCAGACAACCCCTTGCCTCGCGGTGCCGTCGTGCGCCGCGATACCCGTTCCTGGGTCGTGTGGAACGATCCGATCGCGCTTCCCCTCGATCCCCAGACGGGGCCGCGCCACCGCTCGCATGTTCGCCTCGACTTCGGTGGCCGCGCCGTGCTCGTGCGCTGCCTCGATCCCGTCGAGCTACCCGAGGGACATCAGGTGATCGGGCAATGTGATCCCGAGATCGTCGATCGGATCGCCGCCACCATGCGCCGCGCGATGGACGCCGCCGCGATCGAGCGCCGGTTCATGCCGATCGGGATCACGCGGTGACCTCCCCGGAGATGCGCGCGCACAATCGCCGCATCGAGCTTGCGTGGCGCCGGGGTGAGATCACGTTCGCCGCGTTCGATTGGTGGCTCAGAACGATGTGCGGCGTGTGATGCACCGCCGATCACCGCGCCCCATCCGGGTGTTCTATTCGGTGCTGTCGGAGCGCTTCTATGCGACGCGCGCTTGGCGTGAGATCACCGCCAGCAACGGCAACCGCTTCATCGAGGTCACGGGCGAAAAGTTCGACGTGACCGACGACATCGCCGGGTTGATCACGCAACACGAGATCGAATTCAGCGTGCGGCCTGATGCCTGACCGCTCGCCGCTGTATCATCCGCCCGGTTGGCAACCCGAAGCGCAACGCCGCGCCGCGTATGACCGGAGCAAGACGCGGCACTACACGAAGCGCCGCTGGTTCCATCTCCGCGCCGCGTATCTCGCGACGCATCCGCTTTGCGAGTGCGGGTGCGGACATCCCGCGACCGTCGTCGATCACCGCACGCCGCACGATGGAGACGACGCGCTGATGTATGCCTGGGATAACCTCCAGGCGATGACGAAGCCTTGCCACGATCGAAAGACCGCGACGCAAGACGGCGGGTTCGGAAACCGTATCGCGCGCGCGCGCCTCTCATCCGGTGTGCGGTGACGACGACGCGCTCGACCCCCATACGGTGTCCAAAACCGGGATCGATCTCGATTGCTGAC